CGTGGAAGTACGGATCGCCGCGGTGGGCCTTGTGCTCGACCACCTGGGCGAAGCCCTGGATCGACCCGCAGACGTAGAGCGGCATGGCCGGCGTCTTCGGTCCGTCGCTGACGATGCGGTGGGCGCGGACGTTGCCGGCGACGAGATGGGCGTGGTGACCGCCCGAGTGGACCCGGACGATATAGTCCCAGCCGGCGCCGACCGCCCGGATCAGCACGTTCTTCTCAAGCCGTCCGGTCCGGTAGTGACGCTTGGCCCGCTTGCGGACCGCGCGCTGGACGATCTCGCCCGACTGCTGGATCACGCGCTCGACCTCGAGCGCCGCCCACAGGTCCCACTTGTCGCCGAAGGCGAGGGCCGCCCGCGACCAGTCGCCGGCGTCGATGGCGATCAGGGACTGGCCGGGAACGGGCGACTTCATGCGACCATCGTCAGCGACTCGTTGACCAGGACGCTGACGGTCAGCTCGATCCCGGAGTACTGGACGTTGGCGTAGGTCAGGATGCCGATCATCCAGTCGTCCACCTTGGCCCGGGTGACCTCCCCCTGGCGCGCGCCCGAGCTCCACGTCAGACCACCGAGCTGGACGCTGCTGGCGAGCTGGTCGGACAGGATACTCAGCCACTTGCGCAGGGCCGGGAAGTCCCGTTCGGCGTCGCCAGTCTGGTTGTAGTAGAAGCGGACCGTGAAGATGTTCGTGCTGTCGCGCTTGCTGCCCATCTTCTGGTCGTAGGTGCCCTTGACCGGGAACACGAGCACGGCGGGGAGCGGGACCATCTGCCCGGGAAGGTCGCCGGTCGCCGTGCGGATCGTGTCGTAGCCGCCGGCGGGCGCCGTCACCTGGGCCGCGCTGAAGCGGGCGACCAGGGCGGTGTTGATGGCGTCGAAGTCGGGCATCAGGCCATGCCGATGTAGCGGTAGCGTTCAAGGGTCGCCCGCTGGGGCGAGCCGGACGAGAAGAAGCTGACCCACGGGATGATGCTGTCGCCCTCGGCCCCGATGACCCCGGAGGCGCCCATCTTGCGGTTCTGGTAGGCGGCGACCACGGCGTCGATCGTCACCGCCTGGATGTCGGGCGGGGTGGCTGCGAAGCCGAACGTCCCGGTCACGCTGGCGCCGTTCTCGATCGTGCCGAAGACCGTGGTCTGCGCCCGGGACAGACGGATCTGGGTCGGCGGCCAGCCGATCGGGAGGTCGGGCCCGGACGGGCGGAGCAGGATGTTGGCGGCGGCGATGACGCTGGGGTAGCTGCCGCCGGTGTCGGGCTGGTGCGCCTGGGTATTGATCGCGAGGGCCGACACGGTGCGCACGCCGATCGGGAAGCGCAGCACGTAGCCGCCTTGAGTGTCCACGATGTACGTCGTGGACGTGATCGGCACGAGCTTGCGCCCGGTGAAGTGCTGGATCCAGTCACTGACCTGTTCGACCAGCTCGGTCAGCATCGTGTCGTCCACGGTGTCGCTGACGCCGGCGGGGTTGATCCGAGCCTTCACCTGGGTGATGGTGCAGAGCTGGTCGGCCATCTACAGCCGATCGAGCAGCGGGATGACGATGTGGGCGAACAGGAACACGGCCACGATCGCCAAGACGATGAGGCCGATGATCTGCCAGAAACTCGATGGGACGTTCATAGCAAGTCACTCGTAGGGGTCATGCCCGTGTTCACGGACTGGTTGACCTTGAGGTAGTTCCACGGCTGCCCAGGGAGCAACGCGTACAGCTCGGTCTTGGCCGTCGTGGTCACGATGTCGGCCGTGGACCAGTCGCCCGCGATCGCGGACATGACCGAGTAGGGGACCTTGAAGAACGTGGTCCCGTCCACGGAGCCGAGGATCTTGAGGGTGACCGTGGTGCCGGCGTTGGTCGTGATGCGCAGCACCATCTGCCGGCCGTTGACCTCTCCGGCGCCGAGACGCTGGATCGTGTTCGTGCTGTCCGCGTTGCCGGCCTGCGATGTCTGGAGGTTGCCTGGATACGCGACGATGGCCATTCCTTATCCTTTCGGTGCCCGGTGGATGGGACCGAGGTGGGGGACCCTGACCCCACCCACCGGAGCATTGCCGACTAGGCTGCGGTGACCTTGAGCGAGCCGCCGACGTTGCGGACGCCGATGCCGAGGTAGGCCCACAGGCCGATCCGGACACCGGACGGTCCGGTCACGGCGTCATACGAGAAGCGCGCGATCGCGCTCTCGAAGATCACGAAGTCCGACTTGCGGGCCGTGACCACGACGTTGGTGGTGGACTGGTAGGACATCGCGCCCTGGGCGCCGAGGAGGTTGTAGCCGAGGACGGACGAGTCGATCGTGCCGTCCGCGTTGATGGGACCGATGGACGGGATCAACGGCCGGCCGTCGCCCGCGCTGAGCTGCGTGGCGAGGACCGCGAACAGGGCGGCCGGGACGAACTGCCCCTGGGCTGCGCTGAAGCGCGTCGATGCGTACTTGACGATGTTGCCGAGCGTGCCCGCGTACGGGGTCGCCGCGGTGATCGCGGTGCCGGAGGCGGTAGACCCGGCCTCGACCGCGGTGACGATGACGAGCTCGGACGCCTGCGCGTACGCCTCGTACATGTCCTGCATGACCATCGCCTCGGCCTCGGGGCTGGAGCCGTCGAGGACCTGGCGGGAGACGACCGTCTCCGCGCCGTACAGGGCGGGTGTCACCGTGACCGCCGTCGTTGCGAAGTCGCTTGCCGCGGGGTTCGCGCCTTCGGCCGACTGCACGGCCACGGTCGTTGATGTGGTGACCTTCGGGTAGATGCGCGGGCGGGCGTCGCTGATCGGGAAGCGATCGTAGAAGCCGCCCATCGGCCGGCCCTTGAGCAGGCGTGGCACGAGCAGACCGGGCTGGTAGTCGTTGGGGTAGGCGCCCGGGATCTCCGAGCTGAGCACGTCGCCGGCACGGAAGGCCGTGATCGCGTCGCGCTCGATGGCCTTGGCCACGTCGTTGGATGCCTGGGTGTAGCGGTACTGCCGGTCGGCAGCGTCGCGGTTGCCCTCCTTGGCCAGCCAGCCGTCCGACAGGAAGCCCGGATGGCTGCCATCGGGTAGGGACGCGGCCTCGCGACCGTAGATCAGAGCGTCGCGGGTGACGTAGGCGGGCGACCGACTGATCGCCTGGACCACGTTGTCACCGCGCTCGGCGGCCGACCGCTGGGCGGGCGACAGGTCGATGGGCCGGGTATCCGCATCGCGGTTCGGCTCCGGCGTCGGTGCCGGTGTCGGGGTGGGGGTCGGCTCCGGCGCCGGCGTCTCGTTCATGACTTCCTCCATATCGCGGGTCGCGATACGCGCCCCGTCGTAAGCGGGGCTGACAGACCCCGCGATGGCCAGCAGGCGGGCGGTGCGGTGGACGATCGTTCCGTCTTTGGTCCGCTTGCCGTTGTTGAGGTCGTTGGCCGCGGGCTCGATGGACACGCCGTTGAGCCCGTCGCGCACATCGGCGAGATAGGCGTCACCGGCCGCGCCCTCGCGGATCTTGGCCCGGAAGACCACGCCGTCCGGGGTGTCCTGGAGGGACTGCACGGTCCCGATCGGCTTCTCGCCGTGGGCCGCCCGGAACGCCATCCGGGCACCGTCCTTGCGACCCATCCAGTGGGTCACGCTGTCACGGAAGGCACCCGGGGCGAATGCCTCCCGTCCGAACGACGTATCGAGCGACACGACGCCGTACGGGACGGCCGTGCCCTCGATGACCCGTTCCTCCCCCTGGACCTCGCGGACGGTGCCCAGGGCCTCGGTGTAGCGGGCCATCAGGTTTCCTTGGCGACCAACGGCACAGGGTCGCCGTCCTTGTCATGGGTCACGTTGTAGACCGCATCCGCCACGGCCTTGTCGATCGCTTCCTGGTCCCTGCGGGCCTTGGCCACGGCGTCATCCGCCGTCTTGGCCTTGGCGGCCGCCTTCTCAGCGGCCCATTCCTCGGCCGTCAGCTTCTTATCCTTGTCCGCCATTCGTCTGACCTCCTGATGCGACGACGACGGGCGCCGGCGCGGGTGGGTTGAGCTCTTCGGGGTTCTCCATCGGTGGCAGCCCGATCCACTCCCTGGCTTCCTCCGGGGTCATCACCGCCTTGTTGCCGGTCAGGAGCTGGAGCGCCTGTGCCTGGGCCAACTGAGTGCCGGCGGTGAGCCGTCGCGTGTCCATGACCAGCCGCCGGCCACCCGGGAGCTGGTCGCTGATGGCGTCCTCGATGGCGCCGATGTAGTTCTGGAGCGTGTAGCGCACGAGGTCCTGGTTGCCGGACTCGCTGGTGGCGTACGTCTCGGTGTCACCGGTCGGGGCGTTCAGGATCCGCGTCGGGACGCCGAAGTAGCGGCCGATGTCGGCCACGAGCTCGCGCCGCGCCTCGACCGCGGACTGCGCGGTCGGATCGACGCCGTACTGCTTGAAGTCCATGCCGCCGGTCAGCGTCGGCACGTAGTCGGGACCCTTCATCCGCCGCTCGGCCCACCGCTCCGAGTTCTCCTTGGCCACCGTGTCGGGCATGTTGCCGGCCGACACCAGGGCGCGATCGGTCGGACCGCCGGCCTGCCAGTAGCGGGACGAGTAGCCGTCCGCGGCGATAGCCTCGGCGAACTTGATCCGGGCCAGGTTGATGAGGCCCGCCTGCTGGTCGCTGATACCCGGTTGCGGCGATCGGTGGAGGATGACCAGGCGCTCACGCGGGACGGTGTACTGGCCGACGTAGAACTCGGTCGGCGGCAGGATGCTGAACATGTCGGTGAGCTTCGGCTGGACGATCCGCGGATCGAGGTAGAGCAGCGACTGCGGGACGCCCTCGGCGTCCTCCCCACCGGCCTTGAGCAGATAGGTCACGTCGTACAGGGCGAGGGTCGAGACGACGACGCTGACCCACTCGCGCCTGGTGATCTCGGCCTGCGGGCGGCGGATCAACCGAGAAGGTGGGAGATCGAGGTTGCCACGCCGCTCGGCCCAATCGAGCTGGGACACCCCGTTGGAGAGGATGTCCAGGCAACGCCACACCGCCGACAGGCCGAGGGCCGTGGTGCCCGTCACGCCCGCCGTCACCAACCCGCCGTCACTCGGGAAGCCGATCATGCGGACCGGGGTCGCTACCGCATCCCTAGCCCCGAACAGGACATCGAAGATACGGCCCACGAACCGGAGTATGCACTACTTCAGGCAATATGCAAGGATTATGCAACCCGCGTTGCCGAAATCCTACCGTTCACAGGACGCGGCCGAACCCGATGAAGCTGGCGATCCCGTGCGCCGCGAAGGTCATCGACAGGAAGGCATCGATCGGACCGAGGCTGTCACCGCGGGAGAAGCAGAACGCGCCATCGGCGCCGACGTTGCGGCGGGCGACCATCGGGAGCTGCGCGTCGAGCAGGGGATCGTCCACGGCCAGCCTCCCGGCGTGGATCATCTCGGTCACGTCCATGCAGGCGGCCACGTAGTCGGCCCGGGTCAGCTCTTGGTAGGGGAGTCCCGTCTCAAGGCCGCGCCGGCGGAGCTCCGCGCTGACGCCACTGATCGAGTCGAACAGGATCATCGCCACGTAGTCGGGGAACGCCTCCAACTCGGCGATGACCCGGGCGGCGGTGACCGGCTTGCCAGGCTCGTCACGGAGGTCGCGCAGGACCTCCACACCGACCCGGCCATCGGCCCGGATGCCGGCCACCGAGATCGTGGCACGCTGCCAGCCGGGCTGGACATCGACGGCCAGGGCGTAGGGACCGTCCAGGCCATCGAGAGGGGAGGGAGTGCGGAGACGCGCCCAGACACCGGGATCGAACGCGCCATCGGCCTTCACGTCCACGAAATGGTTCAGGCGCTCGCGGCGCCACGAGTCGGGCGGCAGCACATCGTGCTCGGCGACGATCGCGGGACGGGTCAGGCGGCCGTCACCCAGGGCGGGGTTGGCCTCGCGGACCTGGCGCCAGTCGAGCCCCGCGTCGGGGTCGGTGGACTGCCACCAGGCGCCGTAGAAGGTCCGATCGGGCTTGCGATCGCGTGACGCGATGCCGACCAGGCGGTCATAGAAGGAGCGCAGGACGACGCTATCGACGTGCCCCGCGCTCGATGTCAGGATCATCAGCGGGTTGCGCTGCGCGGATTGGGTAGGGGACAGGGCTTCCCACATATCCCAATCCTTCTGGGTCAGCATCTCGTCCCAGGCAACGGCGCCCGCCGACAGGCCGCGCGAGCTCCCGGGCTGGCCGGTGACGGTATCGAGGGTCAGCCCGCCGACGCTGATCCCGAAGTGCTCGGTCAGGCGGACCGTCTGGTGCTTGCGCGATCCCTGCGACGCCTCGCGCAGACGGGGGATGCTGGACAGGTCGTTGTAGACGCCCTTGTAGATGATCCGGGCCTGCTTGGCGTCGTGGGCGGCTGCGAGGATCGTGGTCCAGCCGGAGAACGCCGCGTGCCGGCGGCCGTGGTCCATGAGCCAGCCGAAGACGACGCGGACGATGACGCTCTTGCCGTTCTGGCGCCCGGTGGACAGCAGGACGGTCCGGTGGATGAGGTCGCCGTTGCGGTCGTACCTCAGCATCGCCGTGATGACGCGGGCCTGCCAGGGACCGACCTCGATGCCGAGATTGCGCCGTGCCCAGGTGATCGCGTACTTCCCATAGGATCCGCAGACGCCGGTGGGTTTCGGCGTCTCCCAGCGGGGCTTCACGGATTTCCGTGCAGTCCTGCACGCTTTCGGTTTATTCCGAG